CAGACAGTGCCTTACGCTCCTCGTCCGACAGCCCCACAAGTTCTTCGTCCAGAATGGCGCCCATCAGGATTTCACCTCCGCCGCATCGTCGTCACCCACGATCTTCATCAGCCGGTCCAGCCGCTCCCGCCCTTGAGCGACCGCCGCCGCGTACCGGCTCTTGTCGGCTTTGATCTTTTTTGCCTCCATCAGCACGCGCAAGTCTTCCTCAGCCTGCCAAACTTGCTCTTCTTTGCTCATTTTCATGGTCTTACCTGCATAGCCTAGTTCTACCACCATCATGTTCATGCTCCTGACATGCCCTTATTGCAGGGCTGAATTAACCTGGAATCCGCCGCCTCATCGGTCTCTGGCACCAGTCCCCGCTCCGGACGAATGACGACCTCCTCCCAGCGCGACCACGGAGGATTCCACCCGCCGTTGAATGAGTAGCGACAGACGCATAAGGGGGGGTGCTTGGCTTTCTTAATCATGTTCTGATAGAAGTTGTCGCTCACCTCGCGCCCACATTGATGGGCGCAACGCCAGCGTATGACAGCGCCACCCGCCGCCTGGCCTTTCTCGCTCATCCCATCAGCCCATCGTTTTGCGGCGTCTCGATGCCCTGCCGCGCCCCTTCCAGGGCCGATGGATCAGCCGGGGCGGGGCTGGCTGGCATCTTGGCCCCCGCCATCGGGTTACCCGGGCCTGGCATGGACTGCATACCCGCGAGGGCTTGCTGTTCGGCCTGGGCCGCCATCTGTTGCTCCGCCATGGCCTGCTGCTGTGCCTGCTGCTGCATGGCCGCCTGTTCCTGCATAGCCGCCTGCTGCTGGGCCGCCGCCTCCTGGATCATCGCTTGCTCCTGGCGTAACACCGGGTCATCGAACCCGGCGCCCTTCATGATCTCGTCCGCCATCACCGCCGCACCTGGCGCTTGCGCCACGATCTGCGCCGATTGCAGGGCCGAATACATGGCCTCCAACCGCTTGTTGATGCTCTCGGCCTGGGCCTTCTCCTGATCAGCCTTCACCTTGTCCACTTCCGCTTGCAGCTTGGCCACCGTCGCCTCCATCTGCGCCATCGCCAACTGCTGCTGCGCCTGCTGCATGGCCGCCTGTTGGGCCATTTGCTGCTGCTCCTCCGGCGTCGGCTCGCTGTCCGGATCACGCTGCCCATTCAGTTGCCTGATCCGCGCCACCAGTTCGTCGCGGTTGGGTACGTCCGCCATCTCCACCACCAGATCGAGCATGTTGAGGGCCACATCTGGATTCATCTGCGCCAATCGCCCGACGATCTCAAACAGCGACTCGAACATAGCCAGGCGCAGGGAATCCCGGTAATCCTGCTGGGACACAACGAAATCAGCCTTACTGGCGGTCACATCGTTGACCACTTGCCCGGTCACCGGGTCCTGCGTGTTGATCTCGACGAAACTCGCGGTTCCCCGATCTCCGACCAGGCGCACCACCTTCTCGCCCGTGATGAATTGCTCGACCAGGCTAAGTTCAATTTCCCCTGCCCACTGCACCGCCCAGCGCAAGTTGTCGTACAGCTCGCTGGTGACCACCGTCCCTTGGTCCTGCCGGGCGATGATGGCTTTGCCGCTACTGGCGTTGGTCTCCCGCCCTAGATTCTCCGCCGTCACCCCGCCACCATTGCGAATGGCCAGGGTGTCCCGGTCCATCAGGCGTAAATGCTGGTCGGCAAGTTGCACGTCGCGGTCAATCGTCAGCTCCTTGCCGCGCGCCTTGATGATCAGGGCATCGGGCCGCGCCACCTCCTCGCGCAGTTGCTCCCAATCGTCCACCGCCCCTTCTTCGGCAATCACCCGGTTGCTGGACAGAATCCATAACGCCTTGCTGCCGCGCTTGTTGAGCGAGTCCTGGGAATCGCGCATGACGCGAATCGGCGAATAGGCGGCGTTATCCCGTTGCCGGCGATAGGCCCACACCGGCACGAATGGGAAGCGGCCATGCCGATAGGGACTGGGGCCTTCAAACAGCAGGCCGGCGTCACAGTAGATCGCTATCCGCACCTCCATCACCAGGCCGTCATGGGTCGAAGCTCCCTGTTCCACCGCCGCTTGATGGGCCGGGTTGCCCGGGTCCAGGGCCTCCCCCGCCTGGGGTCCCGAGCGAAACACATCCCGCCGTCCGGGTTCCCGATACCAAGCCTCGATCAGCTTGACGCGATCCCGCTTGATCTCGCCGAGGGCGCCCGCGTCGTAAGGCCGGTACTTGCCCAGACGCTGATAATCAGACCCCGGCTCGGTCACCCGCGCCCCCATATACCAGGGATCGTCGGCGTCCTCTTCCTCCAGGCTAGAGGCATCCACCACTGATTGCCGCACCAGCCCCACCCGCTCCGGAAACAGGGCCTCCGCCACGTCGGCATCCACCCACTTCGTGCGGAACAGATACCGCGCATCGGCCAGGTCCGGCTCCACGCTCTGGCTGTCGTACAGCACATAGCGCCAGTCCTCAGCCCGGTAGAAGATGGGCTCGTCGCTCTCGTCGCCCCGCACCCCGACCTCCAGCCAGCCCACCCCGGACTTGACGGCGCTGGCAAAAGCACGACTACGGGCCAGGGGTTCCCCATTCACGTCGCTCAGATATTTGAGGAGCTTGGTCTTGACCTCGGCCAGGTCCCCTTCCTCCTTGCGTCTGGGCAACACCTTGTAGTCGATGCGGGTCCTCCTCTCGGTGCCCAGCATCCAGTTGATGGTCGGCGCAATCTCGTTGTACACCACCGGCGCCTGACCGCGGTCAAGGAGCACCTGGGCCTCCTCCTCGCTCCATTGCAGCGAGTCGTAGTAATCCGCGTCCAGGGCCATCTGGTAGCGATTCGCCGCCTGGCGCTGGGTCTCTTGCTCCATCCAATCGCGCAGATGGGTCAACCGCTTGCGATTGGCTGGACTATCCAAATTGCTTTTGCGCGGCTTCACTGGCGGAGGCACCGCCACCACGCCCCCCCGCCCCGTCGGATCATCGAAAGGCGATGTCCCCACGCTTTGGCTGATACCATCGTCCCGAATCATGACCGTCCCCCCCATTGCCCGTCGGCGGCCGGGTCCGTCACCTCGACCTCCTTCACCACCTGCCCATCCACCTGAATCGACAGCTCCCCGACCGGCTGCCCCCGGTCCACTCGCTGCATGGCCACTGGTTCTGGCGGCATACTCACCAGATCCGGAATCGTCTCGACAATGGCGTCGATGATGCGGTGTACCGTGCTCATCTCCGGCGTCATGCCCAGACACATCGCCGCCTCCGTCGCCCCTTTCAGCGCCCGCAGCAGGTTAGGATGCCCATCTGATGCCACATACTCATGGCCCACGCTCAGGGGGATGACGAACGGCGTAATCCGCTGCACCCGACCCTGCGTCATGTGCGCCGGAAACAGCACCATGGCCGGCTCGCCGTTGACCCAATGCAGGGCGATGGCAATATCCCCTTTTCGGAACTTCCGCCACGCCCGCTCACCGCCTACCACAATGCCCATACTTGCCTCGTAAAAAGTGTTTTACCCATCATCTATACCCCCCGCCACCCGGCCGCCCGTGTCCGTTTACCCGGTCCATTGGCGCCCCGCGGTTGCCAGCCCTGGGCCCATTGGCGGATAGCGTCCGCATAATTCGAGTATTGATCGTGCAACGGGGTCGGTTTGAACGTCTGGAGCTTCTCGCTCCACTCCTTGCGATACCGCTCCAGGGCCGTCAGGCCCTCGTGACACCCAATCGCGTCGAAATAGACAGGCCCGATCAACCGCAACCGCGTCTCCTCGATGCCCGTCAGGACATTCTCGACCCGCGGCACCACCTCAAAGCGGTGACCTGGCAGTAAATCCTCCAGCAGATCGATTGTGCTCCTGCCTGTTTGCAAGGACTTGTGCTGGGCATCGTGTGGCAGGTAGTGCCGGTCGAACATCCAGCCGCGCTCCATCAGATGCCTGGCGTAATGCTCCAGCGATTCCCCCGCATTTTGGTAGCTGGCCAAAAACCGCGTCTCCCCGGCAATGTGCTGGAAAAACCAGATCGCCGTGGTGTCGTTGTATCCCAGGTCCCAGCACGTCGAGACTGGCACCCCCGCCTGGTACGGCACCTCCTTCACATGCCCGGCCGCCCGCAGCGCGATGATCTGATCCGCGTAATAGGCCCCCTCCGCCGTGCGCAAGGGCTCACCGAGCCAGATATTGCGATACTCCGCCGGCGGTCGCGTCCGCTCACAATGCGCGCGCTCCTCCTCCAGCACAGCGGGGAACCAGGGGTTATCGTGATAATTGACTTGCCGCACCCAGGTATCAGGCGGAGGGTTAACGACGAATCGGACATAAGTCTCGCCCGTCAGCAGGTCCGGGTTCAGCGTCACCCATATCTCGGAGCCAGGGCGCCTGATCGTCGGCGTCAAAATGTCCCAACTCCGCCGTGAGACAGTTTGCCCCTCCTCGACCCAAACACGGTCGTACCCCTCGTAACTTTTCACGGATTCCGTGGTATGCGAAGCCAGGCCCGCGAAGGAAAATTTGGCGCCATTCCGCCCCCGGATCTCGGTGTCCAGGATGCGATAGAAGCCACCGAGGCCCAGTTGCGGTATCTGGTCCGACAGCAGTTGATGCACCGACTCTTTGATCGACCGCTGCACCTCGCGGCCACACAACACCCGCAGCCCCCCCGGTGCTTGCGCCGCCTGGATGAGCAAGGCCCGCGCGGCCGCCCAGGATT